TGAGCAAGCTAATACTGCCTTAAGTTTTGACCTTTTCTTGAGGTAATTATGGCCAGACAAATTTTGCTCACAGAGGTTGATGATTTTTTTAGGGATTTAGTTGTTGATCTTGTAAAAGCTACAACTCTTGAGTGGACAGCTAGAGTAAAAAAAGCAACGCCAGTTAGAGTTGTTTATAAGGGAGAACCAAAAGGAGGTGGCCAGCTAAGGGCTGCATGGCAAACAAAAATAGAACCATTTAAGGGAGAAATAACAAACAATCTTGTTTATGCAGAACCTGTTTGTTTTGGTATTAATAAACCGCCATCATGGGGCGGTATTTATAGAACAAGACAAGGAACTGTCGAGGGATTTCCTGAGCTTATTGGGAAAGAATTAGAACAATATGTATTGAAACAAATTAGAAGAGGTATTTAATGGCTGAGGTTAATCTAAATACAGTTAGATCTACTATTGAAACAAGACTAAGGGACGAGTTTGAGACAGGTCAACCAGTCCCGATTGTTTTTTCAAATGTTCCATTTGATGCAACAGCGGTTGATACTTTTATTTCTTGTTCGATTAGTTTTGCTTCAAATGATTACCTTACGCAGGGAGGAACTACTAACTCAACAAACTTTTTAGCAGGTTTGCTTGTAGTAAATGTATTTACTAAGCAAGGAGTCGGATCTGGTGAGAACTTTACGATTTGCAAACGTATTAGAGACTTATACAATAGAGTCACAGTCTCGAATGTTATTTTTGATTCACCTATTGGGCCAGAAGTTTCTGAGTCAAATCCAGAGGGTAAATTTCAAACACAGATCAGAGTGACATTTCAAATCTTTGAGGATCTTTAATTATGGAAATTACAGAAGAAATGCTTGACGCAATCGAAGCAGTAAAAGGTAGAAGAGAGCCTCAGTATTGGGATCATCAATGCAGACGATATTTAGAAAAGCAAAAAAATTTAAAAAATTTGACAAAAAATGAGCTTGAACAAAAAGGTAGAGAGTTTGGTATAGAGCTAGATAAAAGAAAATCAAAAGACAAACTTATTGCAGAAATAGAAAAACTACAGAAAAAAGGTTAATATATCAATAAATATTTCTTTTTTTTGTTATGGCTGCTGTAAAAGGTGATGTCGGGCAAGTCAAATTTGATGATGGCGGCTCTTCAGTCAACCCTGTTTTAGGCACTAGATCATGGTCTATGTCTATCACCAAAGATACCCAAGAAACAACTGTTCAAGGCGACACTTTCAAATCTTTTGTTGGTGGACTTATTGAGGGTGAGGGATCTGCTGAACTGGTTTATGACAACGCTGCCTCTGGTGAAACTGCAACATTTGTTGATGGTGTATTAACTACAGGTGACGCTGGAACAGCATCTTTTGAACTTTTCCCTGATAGTGCTAGTGGTTCTGCAAAGATCAGCTTCAGCGGCCTCATAACAAACTTTGAGCAGAGTTCATCAATCGGTGATGTAAACACAATAAGCATCACATTCAAGCCATCTGGCACAATCACATCAGCAATTTAAAAGTAAAATTCTTCGCATTTATTTATGGCAACTGAAAGAACCGCAGACCTTATTCTTGGAGCTTTTCAAGATGAAATGGTCACAAGACGACAATTTGAGGTTAAAGATTCAAAAGGCAAAGTAGTTACTACTATTTACTTTAAACCTATTACAAGATATGCAAGAGTAAAAGCACAACAATTAGCTGGCCCAAATGCTGATGCTTTGGTTGTATCAACTCAACTTCTTTGTCAAATGGCAGAAAAAGAAGATGGAAGTCCAGCTTTTGATATGTCAGATGCACCAATGTTGCAAAGACAACTTCCAGAGAAAGTTTTAAATGATCTTGAGCTTTTCTTGAATGACATCAAGCTTGATATAGATACAGCAAAAAAAGAATAAAAGGGGATAACTGGCTTAGATTTGAGTTTTTCCTAGCAACAGAACTTGGCAAGACAGTGCAAGAACTCAGAATGAATATGACTGAGGCAGAGCTTATATATTGGGCTGGATATTACGAGATAAAGTATGACGAGGAAAAAAAGGCATTGCAACGACAAAAACGCAATTCAAGGTAATATAGGATAAAGGTTTTTTTTATTTGTGGCAGAAGCAGTCGTAAGGTTAAGAGTTGATGCCAGCGGTGCAACTAGGGCGTTAAATGGTGTTCAACAGAAAACTAATGCTTTACAGAAATCATTTGGTGGGCTAAGAACTGCAATCGCTGGTGTAGGTATAACTGTTATTGCAAGACAAGCGGTAAACGCATCAGCTACTTTTGAAAAACTTAAGGTTAGATTAGGTTTACTTACAAAAGAAAATGGTTCATTTGCAAAATCTTTAGAGATTGCCAAAGATGCACAAAAAGCTTTTGGACTAAGCACCATTGAAGCTCTTGAGGGAGTCACAGATATTACAGCAAGATTAGCCCCACTAGGTTCAAGCGTTGAAGAAATAAGAACTGTATTTTTTGGATTCAATACAGCGGCAAAACTAGCTGGTGCTTCAGCTATAGAATCATCAAACGCATTTAGGCAACTAGCACAGGCTCTAGGCTCAGGAAGGCTGGCTGGTGATGAATTTAGAAGTATCTCAGAACAAGTACCAACTGTTCTTGCTCCTATTGCTGCTGAACTTGGAGTAACTATAGGAGAGCTTAAAAAATTAGCTGCTGAAGGAAAATTAACAAGTGATGTTGTTCTTAGAGCTTTAGGAAGAGTTGGAAATGAAGGAAGCGGCTTTCTAGAGGATTTATTAAAAAATGATCCTACTCAAGTATTTAAAAACTTTACTAATGCAACACAAAATCTTTCTATTGCTTTTGGAACTGAATTAAGACCAGCAGTTGAAGGTGTTACTAAATTATTGACTAATCTAATAAATAAACTTTTAGAATTTTCTCAAACTGATGCTGGTCAAGCTGCAATATTAATTACAAAAATTGCTGTGGCTGTTAAGTTATTGGGCATTGCTATACCTATTGCAACAACAGCATTTAAAGGTCTGCTGTTTGCTGTGAGTTCTGTTGGAGTTCAAAGCCTTGTGGCCTCTGGAGGTCTTACTGCATTGCAAGCATCTGCACTGTTGGCCGCTGGTGGTATAGGAAAGACGACTCTTGCTCTTGGAGCATTAAAAATAGCAATGGCAACAACTGGAATAGGGTTGCTTGTTGTTGGTGTTGGGGCTTTAGCAACTGCTTTTATGAAAGCTAGAAGAAAAGCAAAAGAGTTTCAAGATTTAATTAATGAGGGAGGAGCAGAAGAGGTTACAGATGCTATAGATAAGCAAAAAAAAGCTGTCGAAGAATTAGAGGCTAAACTTCAAAAAGCAAGAGGAAACGCAAAAAGAGGGGCAGCAAGAGCTTTAGAAGAGGCAGAAGCACAATTAAGAATGTTGGAAGGAAGGCAAAAAACTTTAGAATCAGAAGAAAAAATTACTGAGGCTAAGAAAAAACAGAATGAAGAAAATAAAAAAGCAGAAGAGTCTATAAAAAAACAACAAGAGGAAACAGATAAGCTTAAAGAAAAAATGGCTGCTGTAGGCGAAGAAATAGAGGGCAGCATTAAAAATAATCTTAGGGACGCTATAACTGGTGCAAAAACATTTGGAGAGGCCATGACAGGCGTTTTGAACAAGATTAGAGACAAAATTATAGACGCACAAATAGATAAGGTTTTTGGCTCATTCGGAGAGAATTTTGGCAAAGGTTCAACTGGTGGAGAAAGAAAAGGGCTTGGAGGATTTCTTGGTGGTCTTATTGGAGGACTTTTTGCAGATGGTGGAAGGCCACCTGTGGGCAAAGCTTCAATCGTTGGTGAAAGAGGGCCAGAGATATTTGTTCCGAAAGTAGGCGGCACAATAATTCCAAATGAGCAGATAGGTGGTGGCGGTGATTCTATCGTCAACAATATTCAAGTCTCAGTTGACGCAAGTGGTAGCTCAGTAAGTGCAGATAGTGAGAGTGGCAACGCTTTAGGTGAACAGATCGCTGTTGCTATACAATCAGAGTTAATTAAACAGAAAAGAGTCGGAGGTTTATTAGCATAATGGCAACTTTTCCAAATTTTCTGCCAACCTACAGCAGTGTAGAAAATACAGATCAGTCAAGCCAAAGAGTGAAATTTGGTGATGGATATGAACAGCGTTTAGTTTTTGGGCTGCCAGCAAATAAAAGACTTATAAATTTGCGTCTTAATTTTATTGTTTCAACCGCAGATTCAAAAACCATAAATGATTTTCTAAATTCAAGATTTGACGATCAAGCAAGTTTTGATGTCAGTGCTTCATTTCGACAAAATGTTTTGCCTGATTTGTCAGCCTCGCCAAAATTTATCTGCACTCAGAGAAGTCGAACTTTAGTAACAAAAGGAAGAGTTGTTATGAATCTTACTTTTGAGGAGGTGCAAGAACCATAATGGCTATTCCTGTTTCTGAATTACAGAGTATTAATCCAAGTAGTTTGATTGAACTCTTTACTCTTGAACTTTTCAACAATCTACATGGAAGCAATGATGTTTTAAGGTTTCACAGTGGAACAAAAATGAATACAAATACAGACATAGTATGGCAAGGTAATTCATATCAAAAATTCCCAGCAGAGGCCACAGGTTTCGAGTTTACTTCTAAGGGTCAAATCCCCAGACCCATATTTAAATTGGCAAACTTAGTTGGTCTTACAAAAGATGGTCAGGTTTTGACAGTTTCTGATTTGATGATTTTGGTAAATCAGACAACGGCCCAAAATGATCTGATAGGAAGTAAATTTACAAGAATTAGAACTCTTGCCAGCAGTCTTGATGCTGTTAACTTTGAAGGAAATTCAAACCCATTTGGAACACCAAACTCAGATGAATTACCGCAAGAAATATTTTTTATTGATCGAAAAATACAAGAAAACAGAAGTTTTGTTGAGTTTGAGTTAGTTTCTGAAATAGATTTACAGGGTAAAAAAATTCCAGCCAGACAAGTTTTGAGATCTGAATTTGCTGGAGTTGGCACATTTATAAATCAGTAATATGTGGAAAGAGAAAGCTTTTGAACACGCACAAAAAGAGCAACCTATGGAGTGCTGTGGATTGTTAGTTAAAGATCAAGGAAAGCTTGATTATTGGCCATGTAGAAACGTAGCTTTCAAACATGATGTTGCAAACTTTGTAATTGAGCCAGATGACTGGGCATTATGTGAGGATAGTGTAGATGAGATCATAGGAATTGTTCACAGTCACCCAGATTTTGATATGAATTTTTCACCAGCAGATATTGCTTCATGTAATGCTCTTGACTTACGTTTTTATCTTGTTAATCCAGACACTAAGACTACAATTTACATAGATCCAGAGGAGAGCCATGCTGACAAAAATTAAACTTTATGGCCCTTTGAAAAAATTTTGTAATAATCAAAAGGAATTAGAAGCTGTCGTCAGGAAACCAGTAGATGCAATCTCTTTTTTGAAATGTAATTTTAAAGGCTTAGAAAAGCACATGGCGAATCAGCATTATTGCATCAAAGTAAGAGGAGAGGAAATATCGGAAAAAAATTTACACATGAACATGGAGGGTGAAATACAAATTATTCCAATAGCTCATGGCAATTTTTTTGGAATTGTTTTAGGAATTGGAGCTTTGCTTGGTGGTAGTGCTATCTCAGGAGGTGTTATTGCTACGCTTGCCGCATCAGTTTTAACATCTATTGGAACCTCTATGATTATTGGTGGCATAACTGATCTTCTTACGCCAGATCAAACAAACAATCGGGGCGGGAGTGGTATGGACGACACAGATCCAGCGGCCTTTGCAAGTAATTATTCATTTACTGGGCTTTCTAATGTTTCGAGGGCTGGTATTCCAGTCAACTGTGTATTTGGTGAAATTTTTGTCGGCTCAATCACTATTTCTAATGGTGTTGATACAGTGCAAATAAAAGGAGAAAGTTAATTATGGGATCAGCCTCTTCAAGTAATCCAAATGCAATAAATGAACTCTTAGGTATTACTGATGCATCATTACCAAAAGATGCTCTTTCTAGTAAGCAATTTTCAACTCTAGTTGAGATCCTTTCAGAAGGCGAGATTGAGGGCAGTGCTTCAGCAAGTAAGGCTGGTGTTACAGATATTACCTCTACTGAATATCTAAATAATTTTCTCAAAGATGTATTCCTTAATGGTACTCAGGTTTTACAACAGGCCGCATCAACTACAAATCCACAGGAATCAGATTTTAATTTTAAAGATATCCAATTTGCTTTTAAATCTGGAACTGCAAATCAGACAAAAATTGATGGTGTAAGGAATATTGAAAGAACCTCTGCAATAGGTCTTACTGTAACAACAGCCAATGCAAGAGAACATACAATAAATGATACTTCTATTGAAACTGTAAGAGTCACAATACAATTTCAGTCTTTGCAGCAATTTGAGGACAATGGGAATATTTCTGGAACTGAAGTACAACTAAGAATTAAATCAATACAAAATGATAATACAACTACAACACATATAGAAGATACCGTTAGAGGCAGGGCATCAAACGCTTACAACAGGGATTATGAATTTGATTTGCCAGCAAGTAGTTCATTTCCTGTGGTTATAAGAGTTGAAAGAGCTACGGTAGACAGTACAGAAACAACGCTTCAAAATGCTTTTAAGTTTTTAACTATTACTGAATTAATCAAAGAGGCAGAGACATACCCAAATACTGCACACATAGCTTTGCGTATAGATTCAGAGCAGTTTCCTAGAATCCCTCGAAGAACTTTCCGTATCAGAGGAATAAAAGTCAAAATCCCACATAATGCGACTGTTGATTCATCAAATGGAAGAATAACTTACAGCGGTTCTTTCAATGGAAGTTTTAAAACAAACAAAGAATGGACTGCTGATCCAGCTTGGATTCTATTTCACTTGCTCACAAACAGCCGTTTTGGGGCGGGTATATCAGAAAGTAAGTTAAATCAATATTCTTTTTATTCCGTTAGTGAATACTGCAATGAATTAGTAGATGATGGGGAAAATGGTCAGGAACCACGTTTTCAAACAAATATAAATATCACAACAGCAAAAGAGGCATTTACTGTGATTAATGAATTATCTTCTATATTCAGAGGAATTACTTATTTTGGGGCGGGAAGTATTGAAGTAGCAAATGACCAGCCAGCAACAAGTAAATATTTATTTAATTTATCTAACGTAACAGAACAGGGTTTTTCATATTTTGGAAGCAGTAGAAAAGCTAGACATACTGTCATCAATGTTTCTTACTTTGATATGGAGACTCAAGAAATTGATTATGAAACAGTGCAAGCAAGTCAAGCGATAAGAGATAAATACGGCTCAGTTGTAAAAACAGTTAGAGCTTTGGGTACTACGTCCAGAGGACAAGCACAGAGATTAGGAAAATGGATTCTACATAATGAGCAAAACGCTGGAGAAACTTGTAGCTTTGTGACTTCTATAGATGCTGGAGTGATTGTGCGACCTCACGATATTATTTCAATTCAAGATCCCATGAAAAGTGGAGTTAGAAGAGGTGGCCGTATTTCAAACTCATCTACACCTACAACCACTCAAATTGTCGTTGATAATATTGCAAATACCGATATTCCAGCAATTACCGCAAATCCGACATTATCTGTTGTATTGCCAGACGGATCTGTAAGTACAAGAAACATATCAGCTATCAACGGAAATACTATTACTGTTGCGGCAGCTTTTACAAATGCAAGCAATCAAGCAGTTGCTCCAAATCCCAACAGTGTTTATATCTTAGAAACACCAACTCTGAAAACTACAGAATGGAGAGTTTTGACTGTTAAAGAAAATCAAGATTCTACTTTTGCCATAACTGCACTTTTGCATGATTCAAATAAATACGCTGCTGTTGAAGATGGCGAAGTATTACCAACAAGATCAATTTCAACATTAACTGAAAGAAAACAACCACCAGCAGCCATGAGTTTTCAAGAAAAACTTGTTGCTGTTAATAATAAAGCTGTAAGTAAGATTATTGTTTCTTGGCAGCCTGTGGTAGGTGCGACAAGTTATCAGTTTCAGTTTCGCAGAAATAATGAAAATTATACAAATATAAATGTCACTTCAAATGATTATGTGATTGAAAATGGTGACGTTGGACTTTATAACTTTAGGATTTTTTCTATTAATGCTTTAGGAGTTCCATCTGTTAATCCACTAGAAGATAGTTTCACAGCAAGTGGTAAGACAGATCCCCCACCAGATGTGCAAGGACTAACGCTTGAACCAGTTGACGGAAAGCTTGTAAGGCTAAAATGGAATAAGACTACCACGATAGATGTGGTACATGGGGGGTTCACTCATATCAGACATTCTCCAGCAACAAGTGGAGTTGATTTTGGATCTGCTCAAGATCTTGTCGAGGCTGTTAGTGGAGCAACAACAGAGGTGACTGTTCCAGCTTTAGTTGGGACTTACGTTTTAAAATACACTGATGACTCAGGAAATTTCTCTGTAAATGATGCAACGGTAACAGTTTCAATTCCAAGTCAGTTGACTGAGTTAGTAATACTGCAACAACGTGAAAATCCAAGTTTCTCAGGGACAAAAAGCAATACGACAGTTGCAAGCAATAAATTAAGATTACAAAATTTATCTGCAACTACCTCTGGAACTTATGAATTTGCAAATGTTTTGGATTTAGGGGCAAGTTATTCACTTGGTATAAAAAGAGTTATTACAAGTCTTGGGATAAATACAAGTGATTTACTTGATAGCAGAACTGGACTTGTTGATGATTACGACTCTTGGGACGGAAGTGTAGTAAATCAGACAAACTGCAAATTGTCAGTTGCTACCTCTTTGGATAATTCAACTTTTACAGACTTTCAAGATTTCTCACAAGCAAATTTTGTAGCAAGATATTATAAATTTAAAGCAACTTTACAAAGTACAAATATTGCTCAAAATATAGATGTTTCAGTTTTAGGTTTTGATGGTTTCTTTGATGTAAGGACAGAAACTTCAGCAACTAACTCAGCAGCAACAAATGGTGTAATAGCTTCGGGAACCTCTGGCTCAGGAAAAAATATAACTTTTGTGAGCAATTTTTTCACAGGAACTTCAGCTATCGGAGGATCTACCAGTAGATATTTGCCATCAATACAGGTTGTTCCATTAAATTTGGCTTTTAATGAAACTTATACAATATCTTCAATAAGCAGTTCTGGATTTAATGTGAAATTCACAGACTCATCTGGTAGTGTAATAGATAGAAACTTTACTTTTACTGCTACTGGTTTCGGCAAAGCAAGCTAGTATAAAAATAAAATGTCTCAAGACACTGATTTTCAAATACCAAACGGAACAGGCCAAGCTGTAAGACTTGATATTGAAACAGCAATTCTGGCCTTAGCATCTTTAAGTAGTGGCTCTCAGAGTGGTCTAGGTACGACTCAGCCATGTCAATTATTTGCTGACACAACAAATGGTTTGTTGAAAATAAGAGACACAGGTGGCAACGCAGCGGCGGCACAAGCAACATTTCATACGATAGGGCCTCTTAATACTGCAAATTTAGGATTGCTGCCAAAAAGCGGTGGCACAATGACAGGTGTGTTGACTGGTTCGACTGGTTCAGCAGCGGCTCCATCAATAAATTTTGGAGATAGTTCAACAGGAATTTTTAAAGAAAGTTCAAATGTTTTAGGTATCACTGGTGCTGGTAATTTATCTTTTACATTTTCAAATACATCATTTAATTTAAGAGATCAAAGACCAGCAAGATTCTTTGATTCAGATTCAAGTAATTATATAGAAATAAAAGCACCCTCTACTGTTTCCTCATCAAATAAAACTTTAACATTGCCAGATGAAACAGGAACCCTTTTGACAGATCAAACCACAAGTCTTGCAGTAACTACGGTAACAACAACAAATACCAGAACAACAAATGTTCAAGACTCATCAGGTAATAATGGGTCAACGGCTGTGCAAATACAGCAGGGAAGAGCAAAAGCTTGGGTCAATTTTAATGGTCAGGGAACTGTTGCAATAAGGGACGATTTTAATGTTTCGAGTATTACAGATATTAATCAAGGAGACTTTAGAGTTAATTTTGACACCTCTATGCCAAATGTTAATTATTGTGTTGCTATGGCACATAAGGAAGATAACACTACAAATGGAGGCTCTGGGGCTAGACCTTTGATAAGAAGAACCAGTGATGCTATTCAAACTGGTAGTGTAAGAACTACTCTTTCCAACGTGGCATCAGCAGCAGGGGTTGATCCCTTAGTGTTTACAGTTACTATTTTTGGAGATTAATTATGGCAAATTCTGATAAAAGAATTATTTACACAGATGATGAGGGTAACTGTTGTATAGTTGTTCCATCTGATAAAACATCATTAACTGTGGAGCAAATTCAAGCAAAAGATGTGCCTGACGGTAAAACAAGTTATATTGTAGATAAATCTGTTATTCCTACAGATAGAACCTTCAGAGGTGCTTGGACTTATACGGAGTAAATTATGGGATTTGGAGTTGACATGGCAAAAGCCAGAGAAATTCACAAGACAAATATTAGAGAGGCTAGAGAACCACTACTTCTAGCCCTTGATGTAGATTTTCAAAAAGCTTTGGAAACAGGTACTTCAACAACAGATATTGTTGCAAAAAAACAAGCTTTGAGGGACGCACCAGCGGACTCTGGTATTGCATCTGCTTCAGATCCTGACGCATTAAAAGCTCAATGGAATACCTCAATTCTTGGGGATTCTCCTTATAGCTAAAAATGGCAATTATTCCAGCAAAAAAAGATTTTACTGTTATTAGAAGATCTGACTTTCAGCTAAGATTGACTTTCAAAGACGGTGACAGCAATGCAATTAATCTCACTGGTTATACAGTAGCTGGAGAGGTTTATGACGAGTCAAGATCTACAAAATATGCTGATTGGAATGTTGCTTATACAAATAGATCAAATGGAATAGTTGATGTCGATTTAACAGACGTACAGACAACCACTTTTACACCAAATGAATTATTTTATGATTTTAAACTTACTTCACCTGATACTAGAGAAAACGTATATATTAGAGGTACATTGTTTATTAAAGAGGGCTACACCGCATGAGTAATCCAAATTCTGTAACAGTTACACAAGTATCAGATACTACTACAGTTGAGATTACGACTCAAGGGCCTCAAGGCCCATCTTTTGCATCAAGCGGAACAACAATGACAGATACAAACAAAGTAGATGGTAGTCTAGTGCGTTTTTCTTCATCTGATGGTACATTTATAGCAGATAGCTCAGTCACAGTTCTCAATATTGTTGACGGAGGAAACTTTTAAAAAAGATTTATTATGGCCAACACAATCCGTATAAAAAGATCAACAGGGTCATCAGCACCAACAAGTTTGGCAAATGCTGAGTTAGCCATATCAGAAAGTAATCAGGTTGTATATATAGGAATTGGGACAGGCGGTGCTGGAGGTTCTGCAACATCTGTTGTTCCGATTGGTGGTAAGGGTAAATTTATTGAAGTTGATACAAGTCGAACAGCAAATCAAGTTTTGGCCGCACCTGATGGCAGTAACGGTTCAGCGGGTTTCAGAGCTTTAGTGGCAGATGATATTCCTTCAATAGCTCATACAAAAATTTCTGACTTTGATGCTGGAGTTAGAACAAATAGATTAGATCAAATGACAGCACCAAATGCTGCTGTAAGTTTTAATAGTCAAACAATAACAAACGTGGCAGACCCTAGTGCTGACCACATGGCCGCAAATAAGGGATATGTTGATGGAGTCGCACAAGGACTTGATGTAAAAGATAGTTGTGTTGCAGCAACTACAGCAAATATCACAATATCCTCTGCCCTTAATAATGGCGATACTTTGGACGGTGTAACTCTTTCAACAAATGATCGAGTATTGGTCAAAGACCAAAGCACAGCAAGTGAGAATGGTATTTATATTGTCGGGTCATCACCAGCAAGGGCTGATGACTTAGCTGCTGGGGCTGATGCGGCTGGTATGTTCACTTTTGTAGAGCAAGGTACTGTCAATGCTGACAATGGCTTTGTTTGTACGAGTAATAAGGGATCAGCGGTTGTTGGGACTAATAACCTTGCTTTTGCTCAATTCTCTGGGGCGGGTCAAATTACAGCGGGTGATGGTTTAGATAAGTCTGCAAACACTTTATCTGTTGATCTCAAATCAAATGGTGGTTTAGTCATAGAGTCAACTGAAATCGCTGTTGACCTCGCAGCAAGTTCCATTACTGGGACACTAGCGGTTTCTGATGGTGGAACTGGTGCAACTTCAGCCTCAGCAGCAAGAACAGCTTTAGGATTAGTTATTGGAACAGATGTTGAACCGCACAGCGATAAACTAACAGAGCTTGCAACAATGGCTCAAAATACTGCTGATGCTTTGGCAGATTTATCAAATACTGAGGTGGCAATCCTTGATGGAGCAACGGTAACGACTACAGAATTGAATATTATTGATGGTAATACTTCAGCCACATCAACAACTCTTGCAGCGGCAGATAGATTTGTTTGTAATGACGCTGGAACCATGAAACAAGTTGCACTCAGCGATCTTGTCACATTCCTTGAAAATGAAAGTGTATCAAGCTTCAACATAGATGGCGGCAGCTTCTAAAATTACGGAGGCTTTAGCTCATGGCTAATACAATCAAAATAAAAACTGGAAGCGGAAGTGACCCAAGTGCAAGTGATTTAGCTGTTGGAGAATTAGCTTTACGGACAGATAATGGTAAATTATTTTCAAAAGATGCTGGCGGTAGCGTCATAGAGCTTGGTGGTGGTTCTGTCTCTGATGGGTCAATTACTTCAGCAAAAATAGCAAATGGAGCTATTGTAAATGTTGACGTTAACAGTAGTGCAGCTATCGCAGGGTCAAAAATTTCTCCTGACTTTGGATCGCAAGATATAGTAACAACAGGAAATCTTGATTTATCTGACTCAACTGGTTCTGGTAATAACAGAATAAAGCTTGGTACTAGTGATGACTTACAACTTCTACATAATTCAACGGATAGCATAATAGATAATGCTACAGGTAATTTATTTATAAGAAGTGCCAGCTTACATCTTCAAGCCCTTAATGCAGAGGACATGATTGTTTGCGAGGCAAATGGGACGGTACAACTTCTACATAATAACAATTTAAAGTTCCAAACTAATTCAAACGGTTGTCGATTTGTTGGAATGTTGGCTGGTATTGATGATGAAAAAGTCGCATTAGGAACTAATAATGATCTACAAATTTTCCATGAATCATCTTCTAATAAATCAATTATTGTAGAGACAGGATCAGGCTCCTTAGATATTCGAGCAAGTTCTGTTCAGCTACAAAATGCTGGTGGAACAGAAAATTTAGCAATATTTACTTCTGATGGGTCTTGCAAACTAAAACACAATAATGTTGATGCACTAGAAACTGAAGCCGAAGGGATAAAAGTTTTTGATGATGATACGAGTGTTCATATAGAAATGAATACCAGTACAGGTGTTGCTGGATTTTTGTATGGTGCAAGTAATAATAATATTGGACTATTAACAAGAACTGGAAATTATGCTATTCGAGGTGTAGAGGGAGGGACGACAGAGTTGTACCATAACGGTAATGATGTTTTAGCCACAACAGCAGACGGAGCGATTTTAAGTGGTGCGTCTGATATTGCCCATTCAAGTGCCGATAATTTACAGATTGGAACAGGCAGTGGAACAAACGGAATGACAATATATAGTGGTTCAAGTAATGCTGGAACAATATATTTCGCTGATGGAAACAGTGGAACTGCTCAATATGCTGGTTTTATAGAATATAACCACAATCAAAACTTTTTATATTTTGGAACTGGTGGAGCTACAGCTGCATATTTTGATAATTCACAACATTTTGTTCCAAACGTAGATAGTACGCATGATATTGGACTTACAGGCAAGCGTTGGAGAAATGTTTTTGCAGATACTTTATATGGTGATGGCTCTAATATCACAAATTTACCCTC